TCTATTAAGTTGGTTGATGTTCGCTTTGGGAATTCTAACAAAAATGATAACTATTTACCAATAGGAATATAATAAATGCCTAACACATATAGAAATATAAACTCAGAAAAGCCTGATTTAAAGCAGACTATGTCATCAACATCGGAAAACCCGAAGTTGAACAAAGCAAAACAGGTTCGGAGGGATGATGATAAAACAAAAAATATATCAGTAGGTATTTATGATATTGACCTTGCTTTTAGGGATTTTTTAGTCAATAATGTAAAACCTTTTATAGAAGATGATGGGCAAATAATTAGTGTGCCTGTTATTTATGCAAATCCTGAAAAATGGTCATCGGCTCAAAAAGATTCTTTTATACGGGATACAAATGGTAAAATACAAACACCAATTATTGTATTTAAAAGAACGGGGTTATCCACAAATCAAAATGCAGCAAAGTTAAAAGTATTAAACTCCGAAGATGCGCATCAAGCATTTGAACGGAAATATACAAAAGCTAATAGATATGACCAATTTTCATTATTGACGGGGCAAAAACCTGTAAAAGAATATATAGCAGTAGAAAGACCTGATTATTTAGATGTTTCGTATGAAATGACGGTTTGGTGTGATTATATGGAACAATTAAACAAAGTAGTTGAACAAATTATTTTCTTTCAAGGAAGGTCTTTTGGTGATAGGTTTAAGTTTCAGGTAAAAGGTGATAGTTATAACTTTGAAACGATACAAGATATAAATGATGATAGAATTGTAAGAGCAAGTATTACTTTGGTTACAAAAGCCTATATTATACCCGAATATGCGGGGATGATACCAAACAATAAAAAAATATATTCAGTTGGAAAAATAATTTTTAATGAAAGTCCAAAATTAAGTGGTGGATTAAACGAAGAAACTGATTTTAAATAACTTTTTTCAATATTTATTAATAAACAATATAAAAAACAAAATCTATGGAAGAAAAAGTAGTAAAGCAATTTGAAGATACTGAAAGAGAACGACTTTTAGAATTTCGTCAAAAAAACTTGGCAGTTACGGCAAGACTTGGAGAAATAGAAATACAATCCAAAGAATTAGAGGAAATTTTCGCAAGTTTGCGAGCCGAAAAGGAAGAATTAATTAAAAATTATAAAGAACTCGCTCAAACCCAAAATGAGTTTGGAAAAGAACTTACTCAAAAATATGGAGTGGGTTCATACGATATTGATACAAATACCTTTACATCGGCTCAATAAATATAGGTTTCCCTAATTTTTTTTGTATTTATTATATAGAAACAAAAACTATTAGGAGAATATAATGGCTGAAAGAATTGTTAGTCCTGGCGTTTTCACCCGAGAGCGTGACTTATCATTTTTACCACAAGGTGTAGCAGAAATAGGTGGTGTCCTTATTGGACAAACCATCAAAGGACCTGCATTTGTCCCAACGCAAGTACAATCATTTAATGAATTCCAACAAAAGTTTGGCGGTTTAACTGAAGATTCTTATCTTCCTTATACTGCTCAAGCTTATTTACAAGACGCCCCAAACGCAACTATTGTTAGGGTTTTGGGAACAAATGGGTATTCATTTAGTGAACCATTGGTTTTAACAATTTCATCTTCGGCTGGGAATAGGGTAGCAGCAGTATTGTATCCTACTATTTCAGGCTCACTTTCAAGTACTTCAACTCTATCGGATATATTTGATTCTTCAAGAGTTACCAATACAAATGGTGCGACTGGTGGTATAACCGCATCATCGTTTGTATTAACTTTATCTGGTAGTAGTGTTTCTTCGACAAGTGTTACTGCTTCAATGAATCCAAGTAACGCCAATTATTTTACAAAAACTTATGGTTATTTACCAAAAAGTTCAAAGACAGCATATACTTACTTAAACTTTAATACATTCCAATCAGAATCATTTGCAACAGGTCAGACTGTAACGGTTCAGACAGGTTCATTTACACTATTTGATTTTACAGAAGAATATTCAGTAGCATCCACCCCTTGGATTAAATCCCAAAAGATTGGTGGTGTTGCCAAAAACTTATTTAAGTTTCATACATTATCACACGGTAATTCAACAAACTATGAATTAAAGGTTGGTATTACCAACATTAAAGCATCGGGTGATGTTCCTGGTACGGATTATGGTTCATTTGATGTTGTAATTAGAAGGGTAGATACATCTAAAATCCCTTATTCAATTTTTGGACAGGGTGTGCAGGATACTGATGCTAGACCTAATATTGTTGAACAATTCTCAAACTTAAATCTTGACCCTAACTCACCAAATTATATCAAACGGGTTATTGGGGATAAATATATTACTGTAGACGATAATGGAAAACTATCCACAAATGGTGATTACGCAAACAATTCAGTTTATGTTAGAGTTGAGGTAGATACCGATGTGGATGCGCTTGCAAATGATGTATCATTAGTTCCATTTGGATTTGGGGCATTAAATTCACCAATTCCAAGCACTGCTGGTATTGTTCCATCACCAACTTATGTGGTAAGTCAATCTTTGGATGGTTCGTATAACAAAAGAGTATTTTTAGGTTATTCTTATGATTTTGTAACTACCGATAACTTAAATTTCTTAAATCCTCTTCCTAAAACCGGTTTAGCCACAGCCGGCTCTGATTTTGATTTGGCTACTTGTGAATCAAATAGTACTCCTATAACATTAAGTGTTGGGGCATCAACCGCAGCATTGGATGCAAGAAGATTTATGGTCCCATTCCAAGGTGGATTTGATGGATTTGCACCGAATAGAAAAATAGAGGTTGGTAGTAGCATTTCAGCAGGAAATACACAGGGATTGGATTGTTCATCCGCAACGGCAGCAGGAACTGTTGCATTGAGAAAAGCAATTAATGCGGTATCAAATCCTGATGAATTTGATATGAATATGTTGGTTCTTCCTGGTATTATCAATAGATTACATTCTTCAGTAACCACTTACGCAAAAGACCTTTGCGAAGATAGAGGTGATACATTCTATATAATGGATGCAGGGGCTTATAGTGATAGTATTTCGACGGTTGTTAATGATTTGGCATCATTCGATTCCAATTATGTGGCAACTTATCATCCGTGGGTTAAAATATTGGATACTGATAAAAACAAACCTGTCTGGGTCCCACCATCCGTAGTTTTACCTGGTGTTATAGCATTCAACGACCAAGTCGCAGCTGAATGGTACGCACCTGCTGGATTAAATAGAGGTGGTTTATCAAATGTAATTGAAGTTAAGACAAGATTAACGCATGATGAAAGAGATGAGTTGTATGTTGGTAGAGTAAATCCAATCGCAACATTCCCAGGGCAGGGTGCAACGGTATTCGGGCAGAAAACCCTACAAGCTAAACCATCTGCTTTGGATAGAATTAATGTAAGAAGGTTGTTGATTGCAGTTAAGAAATTTATCGCATCTTCTTCAAGATATTTAGTATTTGAAAATAATACAGCAGCAACCCGAAATCGTTTCTTATCCATTGTTAATCCTTATTTGGAATCAATCCAACAAAGAAATGGTTTGTACGCATTTAGAGTTGTAATGGATGATACAAACAACACTCCTGATGTAATTGATAGAAATATCTTAAAAGGTGATATTTTCTTACAACCAGCAAAAACCGCTGAATTCATCGTGTTAGACTTTACTGTATTACCAACTGGTGCAGCATTCCCAGAAGGATAATTTAGGAAAAGATATATTTATAGGAAATAAGGAGAAATAAATGGCACAATTATTAACACCACAAGAAATAATGTTTACCAACTTTGAACCAAAAGTTGCTAACCGATTTATTATGTATATTGAGGGTGTACCAGCATATTTAATTAAAGCAGCAAATAGACCTGAATTACAACAAAATAGAGTAACTATTGACCATGTCAATGTTAAAAGATATGTAAAAGGTAGGTCTGAATGGCAAGAATTAACAATTACACTTTATGACCCGATTGTTCCATCTGGTGCGCAAGCAGTAATGGAATGGGTTCGTTTACATCACGAATCTGTAACGGGTAGAGATGGTTATTCCGACTTTTATAAAAAAGAAATTACATTCCATGCATTAGGACCTGTTGGTGATAAAGTTGAAGAATGGACATTGAAGGGGGCTTTTATCACTCGTGCCAAATTCTCCGATATGGATTATACTTCAGACTCTGAATTAGCAAATGTTGAACTTGGATTATCCTATGATTACGCCGTGTTACAGTATTGATTTATTTTTCGGATTGTAAAAAATATAAATTGAAAAATGCTAAACCCCCTTTTTGGGGGTTTTTCTTTTTGTATTAAAAATATCTTAATTTTGTATTTATATATAAAGGAGAAAATGTTATGAGCCAAAATCTTACTGATGAATATCAAAGTAATAAAGAAGTAGTAGAAAGTATAAAGCAGGCCTACGAAACACAAAAATTAAAAGAATACAACTTTCCAACGGAGATTATAGAATTACCATCTCGTGGGTTGATTTATCCAAAAGATAATCCACTATCTTCGGGTAAAATTGAATTGAAATATATGACTGCAAAGGAAGAAGATATTTTAACAACACAATCTTATATTAGAGATGGTTCGGTTTTGGATAAATTATTTCAATCACTTATTATTTCCAACGGGGAAGGACAACCCATTAAATACACCGATTTAACAGTTGGTGATAAAAACGCAATAATGATTTCAAGCCGTATTTTGGGATATGGTAAAGATTATGAAGTTGAGATTACCGACCCATTTAGTGGAAAAAAACAAAAAGAATCAATTGATTTAACACAATTCCAAAATAAAGAGTATGATGGTTCTGCTCAAATAGAATTAAACAAAAATGAGTTTGAGTTCTTATTACCTCATTCCAAGCGAAAAATTACCTTTATGGCTTTGACGGAATCTAAAGACCGAAAAATAAAACATGATTTGGAGGAATTGAAAAAGGTTAATAAAAAGTTAAAAGATGATGTTTCTAAAGAATTGACAACCCGTTTAAAAACTGTTATTCTATCGGTTGATGGGGAATATAACCAACAAAAAATAAATCATTTTGTAGATAACGAATTATTTGCATTAGATTCACGAGAATTACGAAAGTATATAAATGAAGTTACACCTGATGTAGATTTAACATATGAATTTATTTCAGATGAAACTGGGGAAAGGAGGGAAATAAGCCTACCTATGGATGTTTCCTTTTTTTGGCCATCAACCTGAGTATAGAAAATTATTACACTCACAAATTTTTGATTTAATATTTCATGGTAATGGTGGGTTTAATTGGTCAGATGTGTATAACATGCCCATTTGGATGCGCCAGTTTTATATAACCAAAATTATTGAGTTTAAAAAAGAAGAAAAAGCAGCACACGATAAAGAAGCAGCGAGAATAAAATCACAATCAAAAAGAAGATAAGGATACCCAATAGAAATATTGGGTATTTCTATATTTATATTATATAAATTAAGGGTAATATGAAAGTAAAATTATCAGAAGTAAAAAAGGTATTAAAAAAGCATAATATCAATGAAGGAATTTTTGATATTTTTTTTAATAGAAAAAAACGAATAAAAAACCAAATAGAAAAATTAGATAAAGAACTTGATGTTATAAATGATGATATAAAAAAATTACTTATAAAAATGTGGGGTTCTTGGGAAAATGTACCAGATACACAATTAAAATTAGTTAATCTTGATAGACAGGGTAATTTTGTTAGACCTGAAAAATATAAGTTGGATTAAGGGGACATAGTTATATGGCAATGGATACTGATTCGCCGAATTTGGGAAGAGATACTTTAAAAGCTCTTGAAAATGCTCGTGATATGAGTAACATATTTGCAAAAAACTTTCAAATCGCAAATAATTTGAGTGATTCAACTAAAGAAAAGATGAAAGAAATTGTTTCTGTTGTAAAAGAGCACAACGATTTAGAAAGTCAAATATCAGCTTTAATTGAAAAAAGAGATGCTTTTATTGAAAATGAAGTAAAGCTTGGTAGAAAGATTAGTAAAATAGCATTGGATATGCTTGATACGCAAATTGCGCTATTAAAAAAAACAAAAGAACAAGAAGATAATTTAGAAAAACAAAAAGAACTTTATAAAGAATTAAAAGGAGAATTAGCTGGAGTTTTGGGTGGAAGTGAAGATATAGCTGAAATATTTAAAACCGGAGGTATTTTCGCACTTGGTGCAAAAGCAGCAATTAGTGGATTTGAAAAAATGGGGGAACAATTTAGTAATATAGTTGGAACTGCGTTTCATATGACCCATCAGCTTGGTATAAGTGCTGGAGATGCGGCGATAATTGGTGGTGAGATTGGAAAAGCAAATTTCAGTATGACCGGATTATTATATGGTTCTGAAGCAACTGCAGAAGCAGCACATGCATTAGCAGACCAATACGGAAATGCTGGTATGGCAACATCAGATATGATAAAAGGTGTTACTCAATTATCTGCTCTAACGGGAGATGCGGCATCTGCCGTTGATTTGGCTTTAGCGTATGAAAATGCTGGAATTGCTGCGAGTGATGTTGTACATAATATAGAAGAAATTGCAGGTAGTGTGGGTGTGAATGCAAATAAAGTTGCAAAGGAAATGGCAGAAAATCAGGACTTAATTGTAAATGCAACAAAAGAAGAATTGGCTCTTAATGCACGATTAACCGCAGAATTGGTAAAGCAAGGTGTTACAAGAGAATCAATAAAAAGTTCTTCAAAATCTTTAATGGATATTGAAAATAATATTCAACAAGCAAATAAATTTCGATTAATGACAGGAAAACAACTTGATGTCCAAGCTTTAACAGGCGCTGCTGTACAACTACGAACCGCTAGGGGTACAGAAAATAAATTAGAAGCGGAAAAAAATCTTTTAAATGTAATAAAAGAACAAATGGGTGACCAAGAAAATTATTCAGAAATGAGTTATGAACAACAAGAAATAGTACAAAATATGTTAGGTATGGATCATGAACGGCTTTTGGCGATGGAAAAAGCAAATCAAGCGTTTGACCTTAACACAGAATTATTGGAACAAGGAAGTGCTTTTATGGGTGCTATAACGGCAGGAGCAACATCCGCAGGAGCCGGCTTTGGTGCTATGACATTGGAATTAGTAAAAATGGTTGCTCAGGCTATAATTTTCAACAAAGTAATGACAGGTAGTTCTGGTCTCAAAAACCTTAATCCATTAAATTTATTCAAAAGGGGTGGGGGAGGTGTATCTGATATAGTTCCTGGTGTCGGAGATACCAATGTAGATGGTGGAAAAGTAGGTAGTATTGATAAATCAATTGGTAGTACAGGAAGAGGTGTTGGTAGTGCTATGCAAGGTATAGCCGTAGGATTTAAATCATTCGCATCTCCTCAGGTTGCGCTTGGTGTTGGTGTAGTTACTGCTGGTATTATAGGTTTGGGATTTGCACTTAAATTAGCAGCACCAGGAATAATAGCGATAGGAAAAGCCATTGGGGAAGTTATAGGTTCAATTGGAGATTTTATTGTAAAAATAGCAACACCAGAAACAGCCAACGGATTGTTAAGTTTAGCTCCTGCGTTTGCCGCTCTTGGATTAGCTTTTATACCTTTGGCTGTTGGTTTAGCTGCGATGACTCCCGTAATACCTACATTGGTTGCCTTAGTTGCTTTGGGGGCTGGTATAGCTTTAATAGCAAACGCATTAAATGGTGGTGGGGGCGGTTCAATAACCGAAACATCGGATGATAGAAAACAATCAGACCCGTTATTAGAAGAAATTAGGGGATTAAGGGCAGATATTAAAAATCAACCAATAAATGTGGTATTAAACAATAAAATTGTTGGTGAGATAAATCGTAGTTCTCGTGCAATTAATAGTTATGTAAATAAATAATGGGGAAATAAACTATGGCTCTGACAGAATTAAAATCAGATTTATCAAAATTTAGAAGGCCAATACAAAAACCTATTGTAGAAACTCAATCTACAAAAATAAATTATGATAATGATAAGACTCCACTTTCTGGGTT